TCGTCGGTGTAACCAAAGTCAATCACGGTCTGGGCGGTCGTGGCTGCGACGGTGTAAGCCGACATAAGTTTTGAGTTGATAAATTTCTTAGTTGTGCCGCCGTCAGCCGAGACATAAAGCTGAAGTTCGGTTGCCGTTACCGTAGCCCGCGCCAATGCGGTGACTTTCTGCATCCGTGCGCCGTTGGTCTGAGCGCCTAGAAGCTGCACCGAGTTGGTCGGGGTGTCGGTGTAGGTCGTGTTCGCAGTCGTTGCCACCGCGTTTCCTGCGATAGGCGTTTGAGGCGTGACGATTGAGTTTGGCGTGACGGCCATGATTTATCTCCTAAAGTGCCGCCGCGATGGCGAAAACGATTGCAAGGGTTACGGTTGGTGCTTGAGACACAAAACCCGTTCCGTTTGAGGTTATCACGTTACCGGCAGTTCCAGCAGAAGTAAGACCCGTACCGCCGTTAGTAGCAGGAAGCGTACCATACCCGTCCGAAATAGCTTTTTCAGCTGGATAGTCCACGAATACCGTACTGGTACCCACGAGGGTAATTGCCGCATTAGCGTTGCTAGACGAAAGGATCGTTGTACGTGCTAGCGCAGTACCAGAAGACGTATAGGTCCCAATCCCAACTTCCCAAGCGGTGTCGCTGGTGACCGTATAATAGGTCGTGTTGCCGTTACCGATGACCGCAAACGACTGATAGCCACTAACAGCACCAGCAAGAGTAATTGTGCCAGTGCCAGTAGTGGTCGTCGTTTCTTGGACGCGATTAGCGAGAACAAGGGCCATTACGCAATCCTAATGATAGCCAACGTGTTGCTAGCTGTTGGGAATATAATGGTAAAGTCACCAGCCGTCGAAGTCTTATCAGCACCAAAATCTAGCACAGCCACAGCAGCATTGGTTAGCGTGGTGTTCGCTGTACCGTTAGCCGAAGGGGTTGTGTTATAGATCAACGCGCCGCGAGCCGTAACCGTCGCGTTTGAGAAGGTTAAATTGCTGAAGGTTGTAAAACCCGTACCAGCTGAAGACGAAGTATTTGAGGCAGTTACACCACCATTAACTAGTGTACCGCCACCAGCGGTATAGTTTGTACCGGTAGCTTCGTTGGTAGCCGTGTAAGCGGTCGTGTTGGCGTCAATCGTAGCCGTCGAAGTGTACATCGCTAGCTTATAGGTATCGCCACTAGTGATGCGGAAGTCATGTACAGCCAGCAAGATTTCAGCCTTGAAGCTCGTACACATAGCTTGTTGGATAGCCATAGATAGTCTCCTTACAGATCAATGAGTTTTACAAACTCAGGAAAACCAGCTTCGGTAAACTTAGCTGCCAGAGTTACGTTACGAGAGCGCATGGCTTCGTTCATATAGTAGATAAGCACTTCGCGCAGGTTTTCACGAAAGGCGCGAGCCTGTTCCGCAATCACCGGGGGTGCATTATCGCCTACGTTAATGATCTGGTTCAGAGCGCGTTCAGCAAGCTCTTCTGCACTAAAGCCACGACCATTCGTGGTCATAACTTGCACAGTACCAAGGGCGGTTTCAAGTTGAGCGATCATCGGACGGGGTACCTCACTTGTGCTGTACGGTACATATCCTGCCGGTTCTTGCCCTCACCGAGTTGCTTGAGCATAGCCATAGCTTCGTCGTATCGTTTCTGGTACCCACCTATAACATCTGCTTCACCTTTCATAAAGGTATAGGCTTCAAGCAAAGAGCCGTAGAGCAGCACGCTGTCAAAATTATCCCCGAGCCACGATGTGCCCGCTGTCACGATGGACTGTGGATAATAGAAATAATGCAACTCAACTTGGTAGGAGCTATCGGGTGTAGGGCCGATGATGTAAGAGTTTTGGTCGAAGAACGAATAGTGGGTTGGAAGCCCTACGGTTGTGGGACTTGGAAACGACTCGCGGATAAAGTTTACATCTTTATTTAGCAGGTAGCTGTAATTTCCACTGGCATTGATGACAGCGAGCGAAAAGTTAGCAAGCCAGTCGGCGGGAACTGTAAGATATTTGTTTCCTGACGTAAGGAAACCAGTCACGTTCTTGCGCAGGTCCAACAGTTGGACCGTGTTGAAAATACGCTGCTCTGCTTCTTGAATAAAGATATTAATCTGCTCAGTAGACGTCAGACCGCCAGACCCCGCCGTATCCGGGAAGTCGTTTTCGGTATACGCCTTGATGGCAGAGACAAGAGCAGCGTAGTTCATTAGCCCATCTTTGTGCTACTGCTATTCCCACGGGTGGTGTTCTTAGTACCACGGGTACGCAGTGTTTGAGTGTTGGCAACTTTGTTTGGATAGCCGTTGTTGCCAAGATCAATGGCACTGCTACCAGTCATCGTGTGAGGAGGAGCATAGACGCTGGCAGGGCCAACTTCATTGCCGCCTTTCTTCATGCTAAACTTAGCCATTGTGGTTTACCTTCACTTCGTTTGTGGGCACCTTGCGCACGGATTTCTTTTGGTTGGCAATCTTAGCAAGATTGCGGCCCAGTTTCAGCATCTGCTCGTTGGTCTTACCACCCTTGGCCATGACTTACTCCTACGTTTGTACCGTGACGGTACCGACTGTACCTGTAGCTAATAGCGTATTTGGAAGATCAGGCAAAGCCAAAGCATTATTTAGCCCTACCGGGTTCCATCCCCATTGAATATCACGACTACCCATATTTGGTGTGCCGAAAGCTAGCACATTAGCGTTAGGTACCGAATACTGTTCAGTGCGGATACCATTAAAACCTGACTGCAGATAGCTAATGTCGGGGCGCGGATTGCGCAGCGCCTGCGGGTCGTTAACTGGATACATACCGATTTGCAGCTGAGGTTGGTCGGGGTCCCAGCAGGAAGGGCACACAAGGATATTGGTGACCTTGGTTTTGATAGTGAGTTTCTTAAGCTGCTTGAGCTTGTAGCGCTGGCCACAACGGTCGCACTCCGCAATAGCCTTCTTACCAGAGGCAAATGGATTAGGCATTGTACCCCCTAGATAAACATCTGGCGCGGAGCGATCCGCAGAGGAGCCTTTTCACGATCTTCGTCAGCGGCCTGTTGCCATGCTTCGTCGTACATCTGCTTTAATAGCCCCGTACGCTCCATAGCGCCGGGGATTTTCAGTGACAGGTAGTACGCTAGCCCTGCTACCATACAAGGAAGGAAACGGAACGGAATGTCCTGTGTATTAACACCATCGCCCGCGTCCTGCATACGGCGAAGGCGGTAGTAAAAAAAGGTGTAGTAGTTGCTCTGGTCAGGCGTAGGCCACACGTTAATCTGCGGGTAGGCTACTCCACTACTGGGGTAACTTGCACCTGACTGACGGTTAATCCATACCTGAATAGGACGCCCCTGAGCATTCTTGTTTGGGATCGTGATGTAAGTATCTGCGCTGATACGGTTGATATTAATATCAAGCTGTGACTGACCTGTGTTTGTGCGGATCACATGATCAAACAGGTCAATCGTATCTGCAGGAAGATCGTATGTAGCCGTCCCTTGAACCATAGCAATCGAGCCTTGCTCGATAGTCCACAGGTTAATGCCTCGATTAGCCCACTCAATAGTCAGTAGGTTGAGGCTACGCCGCGCCGTGCGGAGGTCATAGCCCGAACGAAGCTCAGCACCACAGCGCTCAAAAGCCTCTTCAACAAGGTCATTGAGGTTCAAATTGAACACAGTGGTACCAGTCGTGGTCATCTAAATCTCGCTGTCTTCTTCGCTATGGTCTTTGGCTGCTTAACGACCTGCTTACCTTGGGCTTTACCAGCCCGCTTAGCCTTGGTTGTCGCTGCATACTCTGCAGGAGACAAAGACTTTATGGCGTTCTCGGGCAGATAGCGCTCGCCTGTTGCCTTAGACCCCTGCGTAGACGGCTTACCGCTTTTGGTGCGCCACTTCTGTTGCGTCCAAGACTTTAAGCTCTGCTGAGATTTAGCGAGGCCGCTCACTTGTACCCACCACCCCTAGCTTTGTACTGCTTAGCCATCATCTGAGCTTTTCTCGCGGACCATTGGCCCGGAGCGCCGCCCTTACCGCCTGCTTTGACGGCATTAAAGATAGCCTTACGCATACCGGGTTTGGTGTAGTTTCCGGCCTCATTGACCTTAGACTTACCACCCGCAGCCATACCAATAGCTTCACCCTTGGGCATCTTAGACTTCATCATGTCGCCCATGCCGCGAGACGGGCGCATTAGCAGGATTTCCCGCCCATAGCCATCATCTTGCCCTTGGTTTTACCCTTGGTAGCAATGCCGTCGATAGCGCCACCCTTAGCAAACTTTTTCATCGCACGGCCTTTTGTGTCCGCCGACTTCTTCATCATTGCAGCGCCAAACTTAGTTGCCGCAAATGACTTAGCTTTAGGTTTGCCGCCCTTTTTCATACCGGCAGCGCCCATTGGTGGAGCCGCAGGAGCCATAGGGGCGGAAGGAGCCGGAGCCATAGGAGCCTCTGCCCCGCGAGAAGCCATAGCGCGACCAATACGGTCTTTTAGCATACCCATAGCCATCATAGCTTTGCCCTTGGCCTTAACCTTAGACTTAGCACTACCGCCCTTGGCCATGCCCATGTTGCCCATAGCATCAGAAGTTGGCATGTCCTTAGTGATGCCACCAGAACCGAACTTCTTCATTTTCTTATCAGCCATTTCAAAGTCCTTACCTACTGCTTGCTTCACGCCAACTCTCTTGGCAAATGATGGACTATGAGCGATAGCACGCATGAAGTTAGCTTGCTTGGCGCTCGACGAGGGCATTATACCACCATTCCTTTGGTTCTACCACGCTCGGCACAACCATCGGCACGTGATGAAGCAGAACCGCCCTTAGCAAGCTTCGTGAGAGGCTTACCTTTGTGCATCTTTGCTTCATGTTTATGGACTGCAGCCGAGATCATGGCCTTGTCCTGTTTGATATCTTCCTTGTGCATTATTTTTTCCTCAACCAGTTTTGGACAGTCTTAGTTTCGTAGATACGAATTAGTGTCCAAATAATTGTGAATACTGCTGCGACAGCGGGAAGCATGTTTACAATAGTCCCTAAGACCGTCGCAAAAGACAGTGCATCGATAACGTGTTTGAAGGTTTCGTCGCTGATCATCTTAGCACTTCCACGCACGCAAGGACTTATTGATACGACTGTTAGGATCATTCGCGGTCTTGGCACTTGTAAGCTTACTCTTCATGCCCGACATGCGAGCACAGAATGACTTCTTGCGAGAACCACCTTCAGGCTGCGGAGCCTTAAGCCCCGGTTTCCCCGGATTGGCTTTATTGTAAGACGCACGACCCTTGGCGTTCAAGCCGCCTTTAGGGTTCTTGCCTTCCTTACGTGTCCAAGCCGGAGATTTGGCCATCACACAAACCGCCCTTTAGTCTTGCCCTTTGTGGCGCAACCATCGCCGCGTTTGGAAGCTGAAGAGACAGAGCCGCCCTTGGCCATCTTCTTAACCGCGCCGCCCTTAACACGGTTAGGACCCATACCGGCACCAGAACGCCGCGCCATCGCCATCTGCCGCATCTGGGCTGGACTAGGGCGCACAGGGGCTGCGGGAGCAGTAGCACCAGCACCCTGCCCGGCACCCTGCCTAGCGCTCATTTGCGCGGCAGCGGCCATCGCGTTAGCCATAGCAGAGTTAACACCAGCACCCGCAAGAGACGTGGGGGGTGGGGGAGGGGTTTGGCCCTGAGGCATAGGGGGAGGAGCCGTCATCCGACCCAGCGCAGACATCTGACCCGCAGACGGACCCGTTGGCATAGGAGGGGGAGGCATTTGGGGAGAAACTGGAGGACCTGCTGGCATAGGAGGTGGGGGAGGGGTTTGGCCCTGAGGCATAATTGGAGAAGCCATTAAGCTACTTCCTTCTGTGATGGGACAATCATTGGGTAGAGGACATCCCTACCAAATTCGCCTTCATACTCTTGCACACCCATGTGGCCGAGCTTGATGGTTGGATCAATCCAAACCTCAAAACCCTGTTCCCGAACGCGGTCACAGAAAAGGTAGTCTTCTCCAACGTAACCTTCTTCGGTCAACATGAAATCAAACATACAGGGGACAGTGCGTTCGGTGCGCTCGTCGTAGTAGCGCCACTCGGGGTGGGCTGCATCGAGGGTCTCAAAAACATCGCGGCGAACCATCATGAAGGCAGTGGCTACGCGCTTAGCACGGACAAGGCCCATGTTATTCATCGTAAGCTCGTTGTTCTCGTCGTGATCGAGCGTGCCAATGTAGGTCTTGGTCGTGCTGCGCGTACGCGGTACGCCAGCAACAATGCCCTTCTTAGGGTCTGAGGTCCAAGCCAACAGGCGGAAAACATCAGCGGCTTCAAAGTTGATGTCACTATCGATGAACAGCAAATCTGTACATTCGGAGTCAAGCATGTCCTGCGCAAGCAGATTGCGAGCACGGGAGACAACAGAACAGCCGCAAATGCTGCCAATCTGAATGCCAATCCCGTGCTGCTGAGCTTGCTGCGCAAACCGGGCTAGCGAGATAGCTAGCTTCAAAGAGACTTTGAAGTCATAGGCCGGAAGCGCAATGAAAAGACTGCGACCAGCTAGATCGTAACCCTTTTCGTTCTGCATAGATCACCCGTAGAAAACTGTTGTGGTTATATTTGCGGGCAACCCCACATAAATTCCGGTTTGGGCGAGGATGCCTTCGCCGGGGATAACGATAGAGTATGCCACGGCATTATAGCTGTCGGCTTCCATCAATACAGTCAAGTAGACATTCACGTTGCCCGTACCCGATGCCGCCGTAGTAACTGTAAAGGAGGTAGCATTAGCAGTAAGAACCGTGTACGCACCGTCCACAGCAGTGCCGCTAGTGAAATCTAGAAAGACCCTATCATCGGCAACGAGACTATTTGCTACCGTAACTGTTAGTGTGGTTGAGGTGATGCTGTACGTACCTGCTTGCGGATTATTGTCCATAATAAGGACGTTCCTCGCCGCCGCAGCCGCGTTCGCGGATAGGATAGCCCCCTTAAGACGGGTGCGGCCCGCAAAGGCCACTCCCGTTGCGCTCATGTGCTTGGATTTAACATCAGTTTGCATAGCCATAGGATTGGCCTCCTATTGAGCTATTACGAGTTGGCAAACGGAGTAGCAACTGAGCCTGAACCAAGCAATGCACCTTGGATCAACCACTGAGTTGCAGTGACAGCCGTGATGACAAAGTACGTACCAGCGATACCACCAGTAGTCGTACCGTTGAGGTTGATCGACCGAGTAGCCGTACCATCAGCAAAGAAGGTAGTATCAGTGCTGGCGCTGACACCAACAAATGCTGAACCCAACAAGAAGTTGCTTGCAGCTGTAATTACCTTAACCGCAGTGGCGGCAGTAGGGAGGAAAAACGCGTAGGTAACGCCGAGGTTGTTAGGGTTGTTCGGATCAGAACCCGGACCCGCCGAAACAGGATCAGCTGCTGCGTTAAGCGTTGGGAGTGTGATCGTGGTCGTAGCAGCAGTGATGTTGATGATGCGACCGGCATAGGTGTTAATGTCGAGCGTCAACGTAGCAGTTGAAGCCGTTTTAACCGAACCGGGACCGTCAGAAATAAAGCCGTTCAACGAACGAACAGGGCCTTGGAAAGTTACAATCGCCATGGTGTATCTCCGCGTAGTAGCACTAACTCATACCGTCTCTACTAAGTCTGCTAGGTCAGTCGGTATGGGTGAAAACCCTAGTAGGTATAAGGCATACACTAGACAAAGAAAAAGGGGAAGAGGTTTCCCTCTTCCCCCTCTAGGTTCTTAGGTAGAACCCGATGAACCGAACATACCAAGCGCGTCAGAGAAGCCGAACGAATAACGCTCGCGGGCTTTATAACGCACGTTGCCGGTATCGAAGTCACCGTCCATACCCGTAGTCATTGGAGTACGAATAAAGTACTTCAGACCGTTTGGCACGTCGGTGGTCAAGAACCAGCCGTTCGTGTCGGTCAAGAAGTGGTTGACGGTGTAGCCTTCTGGGATCGAACCATTGTTCTTGATGGCGTTGATATCGTTATCTGCCGTACCGACACGAAGTTCGGTTTCGAGCAAGCGAGTAGCAACAAACATCAAGCTTGGTGGAACAACCAGTTTACGTGGCTTCGCAGCAATCAGCAGACCACGCTCGTCAGTCCAAGCAGCAATCTGAATGACTGCAGCTTCAAGAGACGTTTCGTTAAGGTCGGCCTGCGTCGAAGGCGTGTTCGAGTTGACACCGCCGCTAACCAGTGGGTGAGACGTCGAGAACAGAGCCACGCCATCGCCACCCGGATAGGAAGCGCTGAAGCCGTTGTTCAAGACTGCAGCAGCCTTGGTTTGCTTGGTATAGGACATCGCACGGGCGAGGGCCTTAGTATAACGAGCCGAGAGGCTGTCATACAGGTTGTCTTCAATCGCTTCTTCAGTCAGCGAGAACCCGAGGGCAATCGTTTCGTGGGTGTAGCGAGCAGTGAAGACTTCCTGACCGTTGTCGTATGCAATGGCCGAACCTTCGTTCTTAACCGGAGCAGCGGAGAAGCCCGACAGCTTGGTTTCTTCTTCGAACGAGCGCTCGGAGGTTTCGGTCTCAAAGATTTCCTTATGCTCTTCGCCGTAGCGCGAGTATTCCAGACCGAACAAGGCGTTCAAGCCGGGAAGGAGTTCTTTGAGAAGTTGTGCGCGTGAAATCGCCATGGGTCAAACTCCTCTTAGACGCCGGTCGGGTTGAGATAAGGATGCATTCCTTGGTTCCACTTGACGACAACTTCCGTAAAGGAACCTGCAGCCGAAGCGGTTTCAGCAATGACATCGATGATACGGATAGGGAACGTCGAGGTAGTACCCGTAGTGGCGCTAATAGCGACACGCGAGTCACCGTTGGTGGTGTTACCAGCGTTCTGAACCAAAACAGCATTTTCACCGACGTTTGCACGGGTGACTGCGCCGATAGTGGTAGTGGCCGAAACCACAGCGACCTTGTACAATGCATCTGGGTCGTCTTGCACGAATGCAACGACGTCAGTGATGCTTGTGGTGCCGGGGTAGAACTGACGGAACGTCTTACCAAAAGTTGGATCGGTGTACGAGCAACCAAGGAAAACGCCAACAGGGGTGGCCGAACTTGTGCCAACGTCTTTGTCGAGCGTGCCCGAGCTATTCAACTTCACAACATCGCCAAAAAAGATGGCTGTTGAAGAGTTGGTAGCGATTGGGATCGAACGAGTAGCGCTAGCAAAGACCTGCCCGCCGATCAAGTTGATCGGGATGAGGCCGTAAGGCCCCGAGACGGAAGGATATGCCATATCTCTAAGCTCCTGAGATTATCTGCCTGAACCAAACGACGTTTTGGTCTGCCGCTCTTTAAAGAGGGGCATCCTCGGGTCGTTCTCTCGCATGAAGTTGTTATCCACGGATTCTGTCTGGGCTTGGGTTAGACGTTCGAAATGTGCTCGACGCTGACCCATAAGCTCTTCGGGTACCTTGCATAGCAGCAAACCTGCGACTTCGATGTTGTCTTTAAAGCGACTATTTGGGTCCACCATGAACTTAAATTGGGGTTGCTCTTCAATCCCTACTGGTTCCCAGCCTTCGCGGAGAGCCGACGAGATGTTACGAGCATCGTTCTGACCGAGCGTGGAGACACGAACCCATCGGTACGCATATCCCGGCTGCTTGTCCGGTTCGGGCAGCGTTGAAGCTGGTTGCCAAACCTTTGGGCGCTCTGCCTGTTCACGACTTTGACGAGGCGCACGCGCCACATCGACCTCATTAAGTTCTTCCATAAGCTTATTCTGTGACATGATTAACGATCCAACTTCATAGCTTCTAAAGCATATTGCTTAGGGGTGAGTCCCAGTTTTTTAGCAATCATAAGCTCAGACTGTTTCAACACAATCTTCTTGGCGGATGTGCTGCGTGAAGCGGATGCAACCACAGTTGCAGATTTGGGCCTCGGGGTGTCCGAAACTTGCTTCTCTGACTCCCCGAAATACTCGGGGAAGCGCCGACTCATCGTTTTGTCGATAGTCTGCCAATACTCGTCGGTACCCACGAAGCGCGGGCCACGTTGTGTCTCTAGCTTCTGGTGAAGCCCAAGAGCAGAGGCCGTCATCTCCGGATCGGTACCCCACCACGCATTGCGCTCTTGCCACGCAGTCGTTTTGGCGTCCGGAGTTGGGACCTGCTGTTGAGATGGTTGTACA